CCTTTAAGGGTGTTTTAAAAAGCGGCACACACTATGGCTAATCCTTGGTTTCGACTCTATTCGGAGTTCGCACACGACCCTAAAATTCAAATGCTTTCAGAGGCTATGCAAAGACGTTATGTCATGCTTATGTGCCTTAGATGTAGCGAGACACTTGAAACGTTACATGAAACAGAGATAGCGTTTCAACTACGCTTATCAGAAGCAGAACTCATTGAAACAAAACAATTGTTTATCAGTAAGAATTTCATTGATAAGCATTGGAATTTATTGAATTGGGATAAACGTCAATTCGTCTCAGACTCAAGCACTATGCGGGTTGCCAAGCATCGTAATAAAAAGAAACAACTAAGTAACGGTGATGAAACGTTACAGAAACGCCCAAGTAACGCTATAGATACAGATACAGATACAGATACAGATAAGAAACAGATAAAGAAGATTGCAACTGGCGTTGCTTGCCCACCAGATGTTGACCAACAAATTTGGGATGACTGGAAGCAACTCAGGAAAGCCAAGAAAGCTCCAGTAACTGAGACTGTGGTTAGTAGTGCAAGGAAAGAGGCAGATAAGGCAAATATGTCTTTCAGCGACTTTCTGACTGTTTGGTGTGCAAGAGGGTCTCAAGGTTTACAAGCTGATTGGTTAAAACCAGAAGAGAAGAATTTAAGCAAGACTGGTCAGATGAACCAAAGGGTTATCTCTGGTTTAACAAGAGGATTAATTGGAGGTGGCAATGTCAAACTACTTGGAAACTGATTTCTGTACACAAGACCAAGGGCTTGACTACATCTTTGCAAGAATGATGGCAATCTTTGGAACACCTTTCAATCGTCACTTTGATGGCATAGATCCAGAGTTTGTTCGCCAAGAATGGAAGATGCAATTAGGCCGATTCCTGACATACAGACCAAGCATGGACTTTGCCATTGCCAAACTGGATGGAGAGTTTATTCCGAGCGCCATCAAACTCCGAAATCTTTGCAACCAAGGTCCTCAGATTCCTGTCAAACCAATGGTCCAGATTGAGCGCAAGAAAACGCTGCATGAGCAAATCGAGGCTGACAGAGTTAAAGCAGAAGCTTTGGCAAAACTGGCACAACTCAAAAAGCAGTTTGGTGGCAGAGTATGAACTACTTTGAAGCCATGATCCTGTTAGACAAAGTAAAAGATGGAATTCCTGTTCCGCTTTATTTAATAAACAAAGCCTTAGAGCTTACTGGTGACCTAGAGTAAACACCTATGGCGTATTCACGCAAAACAATATCCAATGAAGGCGACAGAGTCAGATTGGAACAATCCGAAGCTAGGGAAATATTCCGATCTTGGGAAACAACTAAAAATAATGACTTTGTTCGTGCCAGGCTTGAGCGTTGCGAAAGAATCTATGGTTCTGGAGCAAGAGATCGAGTCAGGACCTATTTAACAAGAATGAAAGAAGGTAATCTTGAATGAGTTGGCTTTATTCGCAGGTGCTGGTGGAGGAATACTTGGGGGACAACTTCTCGGATGGAGAACAGTCTGTGCCGTTGAATGGGAGCCATACGCAGCTTGCGTACTTGCCGCCCGACAAAATGACGGCCTTCTCCCGCCTTTCCCGATTTGGGATGATGTTCAAACCTTTGACGGAAGACATTGGCGAGGAGTTGCTCAAGTCATTTCGGGAGGATTTCCGTGTCAAGACATATCCATTGCAGGAAACGGAGATGGACTTGACGGAGAGCGATCAGGGATGTGGCGAGAAATGGCGAGGATCATTCGCGAAGTGGGACCAGAGTACGTCTTTGTGGAGAACTCACCAATGCTCGTTTCTAGGGGACTTGGAACCGTTCTCGGAGACTTATCCTCAATGGGGTTTGATGCGAAATGGGGAATTGTGGGAGCAAAAGACGTTGGTGCAAACCACCAAAGGGACAGAATCTGGATTGTGGCTCACTCCAACAGTAATGGATGGACTACCCGCAAGAAAGCCAGAAGCCTTGGAGCGCCAGTATCAGAACAACAGGAAGGGCAGATCAACTCACTCAACTCTGAGAGAGCAAGTTGTTTATCCTCCACCGAAATTAATGTTTCCGACTCCCAATGCTTGGGATGGCAAGAGGGGTCCTCGGAGCGAGGAGCATCTCAGGACAAAGAAAGCCCAAGTGACACTGGTGACTGCAGTAGCCCAATTGGAGAGAGAGAACTTTCCGACTCCATGTGCGACAGACTACAAGGGAGCGGGGCAGTCAGGACAACTGAGGGATCGATTGGACTACGCTGCCGAAAGGGGCGCTACGAAGAACAAAACCTTTACGGCTCCGACAGTACCTGGTGGGCAGTTGAACCCGACTTGGGTAGAGTGGCTCATGGGGTGGACGCTAGGGTGGACAGACTTAAAGCCATTGGTAATGGACAAGTCCCTCTCTGTGCCGCCACAGCATGGGGACTCCTGAAATGACCATGATGATTATGTTCATGGTCTATGGGGAGCCAGTCGGCAAGGGTAGACCAAGATTTGCTAAACGAGGCAACTTTGTGTCTACCTACACCCCTCAGAAGACTAAAACCTACGAAGACGAAATTAGGATGATGGCTAAAGCTGCAATGGGTGCATCAGAGCCATTGGAGACCCCTGTAACAGTCGCAATTTATATCAGAGTTGGAATACCCGCATCATTCTCAAAGCAGAAGCGTAAGGATGCACTGGCAAACATTCTGAAGCCAACAAAGAAGCCAGACATTGACAACATTGCCAAGTGCTTCTTAGATGCTATGAATGGAATCGTCTACATTGACGATAAACAAGTTGTTAACATTCATCTAACAAAAGTCTATTCAGAAATTCCTGCTGTTGAAGTAATGGTTAAAGAAGACTTAGGGTAAGTCCCTATTCAAATCTTTAAAAAAATAGATACAGTTAAGTTTTTAACAGGAGTGAATGATGGAAAAAACTTGGGAATTTGACACAACAACAGGCGAAGGCAGTGAGATCGTCACAGTAGTCTATGAGTACGAAATAGACGATGACAAGTCCACATATAACGAAGGCATCAAAGAGGTCTGGTTTGAAGGCCGTAATGTGATTGGACTGTTCTCTGACGAACAATTCAAAGAGCTTGATATGGAAGCTGCAATGCGTTTCCACGAACACAAGCTGAACTACAAATACACATCGGACATCGAGCCATGATCCTTGGTTGCCAACCAAAACAACCAGACACCAAGTGCTTGAACTGTAAAAGGAACAAGCCTTTTGGTGTGATTGTTAAGAATTCAAAAGACAAAGCTTGCATCTATATGCCAATCTCTTTATTGGTAAGAACATGAAAGTAGGATTTACTTGTTCTTGCTTTGATCTACTTCATGCGGGGCATATTTCTATGTTGCGTGAAGCAAAAACAGTATGTGATTACCTGGTTGTTGGATTACAAACCGATCCAAGCATTGATGGGCGAAAGAAAAAGCCAGTTCAATCAGTGTATGAGAGATACACACAACTAGAAGCTTGCAAGTATGTGGACAAGATAGTCCCATACGACAATGAGCATGATCTGTACAACTTGTTGGTGACTTTAAACATTGACATCAGAATCATTGGTGAAGACTACATGGAAAAACCATTCACTGGAATGGATTTAGATACTCCTGTTTACTTCAATAAAAGAAAGCACTTTTGGAGTTCAACAGATCTTAAAAGAAGGGTGATTGATAATGACTAAAGACGAAGCATTACGCCTTGCATTGGAGGCGTTGGGATGGACTGATGAATGGCGTCCTCAAGGACTCAAAGAAGAAGCCATCACCGCCATTAAAGCCGCACTAGAAGCGAAGGATGAGCCTGTGGCGTGGAAGTGGCATCAAGCCCCTGTCAAAACTTCATGGGGTGATGGGATGGTTGTGGCTGACCTTGCCATTGACAAAGATTATACGGCATCCATTTACTGTGAGCGTGAACAGACCACCAAAGTTGAAGCAATGTTCACCCCACCACAGCGCAAGCCGCTGACGGATGAGGAGATTCAGCAAATATTTATTGCAAACAGCGTAGCGGTGGACAACGGCAATGCGTACATTGTTGCAGGTTTGAGGACAGTAAACATAACCCGAGCCATTGAAGCCAAACTCAAGGAGAAGAACACATGACTGACTGGACTCCAGAGGAAGACGAGGCTTTCAACATGGTTGAAAAAAACAGTAATCTTGGAAAGCAGATATTAAGAGCAAACAAATCTAGTGGTATGGACTGTTGCACTTATGACTGTACCCAAGGCAGGAATTGTCCAGTACGCAATAAGACCCTAGATGAGGTAGCCCATGAATTCAGCTTAATGAAGTCATTGGGTGATACTGCACAGAGTTTTGCTGCTTTCGTAAGGGGTATGAAAAAATGATGGGATTTTCTTGTGATTTATTGACATCAACCGATGGGCCAACAGTAAACCCACAATATCAAACGCCTAAGAAGCCTTGGGTTGGTTTGACTGAAAAAGAAAAATTAGAATTAAAAAACTCAAATATGCCCACAATGGCTTTAATTGAAACTGTTTGTTCATTATTGAGAATGCAAAACTATGACTGAGATGGATGCTTACTATTATGACCATTATTTATGGATAGTTCCTTACATCGTAGTTATCTATTTCACTATTCGTATTTTGTTAGCAATTACAAATGGATTTAACGAGTTCATTAAATTACTTGAAAAATACGATGATGCTAGAAAGATGGCAGACGAACAAATTAGGAGGATGAAGAAATGAGCAAAGGTTCAAGTCCTCGCCCTTTTCAAGTAAGCAATCAAGAATACTCAAACCGATGGAACGCCATTTTCGGAAAAGATAATGAGAAAAAGAACGAAGCGCAAGATGTGGAATCTGATCGATCCGATCACTCACGCAATAGTGGGAGCCTCAATAACCCACAGGGAGAGGTTGGACAAACTCAGACTTCTTGAGTATTCAGCTCTGGAAGCAATAACCAAAGGTTCAGGAACTATCTCTGACTGGCGAACATTGGTAGATGTACTCAACCTTTCCGAAATGATGGGAAAGAATGGTGTTGGTCCAGAAGTGCTTCCTATCTGCCAAAAGGCACAAGATGCACTTCATAAGGCCGCAATGCACTATCAAAAAACTCTCCGCTTGGTTCTTGACTATCAAGGCATTGAAGCGTTGAGAGAGTTGATTGAATATGCAGACCTCCAACAATCCAGTATTCCTAGGTCTGAATTTGAGAAATACATTCAGAAAACAAAGAACTACATAAAGTCTCATGGCGACAAAGTAGTGGAGATAGTTTGATTCTGTAGCTATAATTCAAGCCATGAAACAACGTGGCGGCTCCAGAAAAGGCGCTGGTCGAAAGAAGATCAGCGAAGAGGGTAGGACTATCCGAGCAAGGGTAGCGCCTATCCACGAACAAGCATTGACCTTGGCAGGGAATGGTTCTCTGTCGGAGGGTATTAGACGTTTAGCAGAAAAACATTGGAGATTGATTCATGGAGAGCCAGATAGACCCAAGCAAAGCAATTCAGTATTTGATCGATACCGCACCCTTGTACGCAAAAGCGAAAGCGGATCGCCTGTACTTGGAGGAGTTCCGCAAGTCAAAGAAGGCTCAACTGATGAGCCAGGCAGGGACGGAAGTCTTGGGTAAACAAGAAACCTTTGCCTATGCCCACGAAGAGTACATAGAAATCCTAGAAGGTATCAGAGCTGCCGTAGAGAAAGAAGAGAAGTATCGTTGGTTGATGACCGCTGCCCAAGCTAGGGTGGAGGTGTGGAGAACCAATCAGTACTCAGCCAGAATGGAAGTCAGGGCAACCCAATGAACAACAAACTGAACGCAAAGGAAAGATTACACCTGGCCTTGGTCAAATCTCTCCCATGTTCAGTATGTGATGCTTCAGGACCATCAGAGGCTCACCATGTCAAACAAGGTCTTCAGTACACCTGTATAGCACTTTGCCCAGACTGCCATACCAACTCCATACTTGGGTGGCATGGACAAAAAAGAATGTGGGCAATTAAAAAGATGGATGAAATTGATGCGCTCAACATCACAATACAAAGACTTTTGTCAGCCCGTCAGGAAAATTCCGAATTTTGAAAAAGTCAAAACTTTCAAAAACTTTGAACTTTCAAAAATTGGTTAAAACGGGTTTCTAAAAAGTAAATGCCACTTTTTTCAAAATCCCCCAAAAATAGGGTTTACCCTTAGTTTTTTGTTAGTTAGCACTCACTTCGCAAAACTATGTAAGTTGGCGCTCACTTCGCTAGAAGTTAAAACAGCGCATGAGACACAATTCGAGAATACACCTAGAAGGCCATTAAAACCCGTTTTAAGCGCTTTTTTTGCCTAGTGCATGGCTACTATGCTTCAACCATAAAAACGCATTGTAGGCCGTTTAAATTGATCTTGGAAAAGTAAGCACTCACTTACAAAACACTTTCAAAAAAACCCGCATATTGCAGCGGGAATTTTTGGGAATGCTTTAAATGCTATCGGTTAACACCCAGCAGCTTTTTTCATAAGCTTCAAAAACGCAAAATTTATCGTTTATTTTGTCGAAGGGTTTAATTAAGACACCAGGTTCACCCGATGGATAGGTGAATTTTTCCAGAATTTCCCCTAGTTTTGCTGGATCACAATCGTAAGCCACAATATTTCCGATTTTCATTGTTTTGGTTCCTCAATTTCTAGCCATTCCTCAATTTTTACAGTCCCTTCGCACAATGTATTTCTTAAACAATCGATAGCCAATTCAGCATGATATTTGCAAAATTCTGGACTGTTTAAATAAGCTTTAAAGGCAATAATTGCCCCAAAAACGCTATTTATGTCATTGATCCCGTCATAAACCATATATTGATTGACAATTTTGGGATGTTTTTCTGGTGTTTTTACTTTTTTAGTAGTCATTTTTTGGCCTTTCAGTGTAATTTGTAAGAGATAACGCTATCGGTCCAGCATTCCCGACAATCTAGACAAGCCCCGTTTTGTTCAGGCGCTTTGCATGGTGTCCCAATTGGGGTTTTTGTATGCACGTTTGAAGCGGTTATGCCTGGCACGTTTTGTAAGCTTAAGGGAATAATGACGGGTTTGTCGGGATACATTGCCGACAATCGCACAATCAAATTTTTAGGAACCGCATTTTTCCCATGCTTTTCTATAAATTCCTTAATTGTTCCGTATTCCCTAGACGGCAACCAATGGCGGGTTCCTGGTGTCGCATGGCAAACCGCTACAATTTTTTCTAGGTGTTCTAGGCTTTGTAAGTCCCCGCTATCGTGCCACCTAAAAAACGGATCTTTCCCAATATGGGACACCATGCCCGACACCCAAAATTCCCCGTTGATACTATCTAGACGGGAAAATTGAGCGGGTTTAATGTTGTTTTCATAAACCTTATAAAAGCCCTTGTCGGCATAACATGAGGAACAAATTGACCCCTCAATTTTTGACATTTTGAACCCCGTTTGACAAGCTTCAGTCGGTAAACTGTAACTTTTACATGGCATTTTTGACGTTGACGTAAGGGATCCGCAAACGATAGCGGCCTGGCTTTTTGTCATTGAGACAATGGGGATTATTTTCATATTAACACCTATTAAAAAAAGAAAAAGAAAATTAGATTGTGCAACACCCGCAGCATGGTGCATCGATACATTTGCCCCGTTTGTTCCGATAGAACGTATTGGGGCCATGTTCACCCAAAAAGGTTATGGTGTCACTATCGGGTTCAAGGATAGCCTTTTTTGTAAGGGTATCGTATAAGATCCAGTCCCCGATATTGATAACCGCTTGAGATTGTGAACACCTAGAGCGGAACCTTGAACGCATTTTTTTAAGCATTTGACACCCCGCAAAATTCCAAGGGATCCAAAATTGTGCAGCGGTTCACCTGATAAGCACTAGCACGATATTGGGAACCATTAGCGCCTAAAAGCTTAACGTGCCAGCCCCGTCTAGGGCCAGCGGGTGAAATAAGCTCAAATATTCTCCCATGAGGGGAAAATTTAACGATATCTCCTTTTTTTACTATCGTTTTTGGTTTGCGCTTTGCATTCTCCCGACAAATTAAGCGCCATTTAAGCGCCCATTGTGCGGATTGTCTAGCGTCTAGCGGATCAATTGGGGCCAATTTGTCCAGTAGATCTATCAGGCGAAGGGGAGCATTGGCATAATAGGGGCCACACGTTTCGGCCATTTCCTTATATGAAAATTCACCTTTTGATCTAGCGAATTGAACAACTACACCATAAAAAATGGGATCATTTCCAGGGCTTGAGAATTTGCAAACCGCAAAAAATACGCGCCCTTTTGTAGCGCTATCAATAAATTCCCAAGTAGCGCCATTTTCATTGGATCCCGTTAATTCGCGGGTAAGTATTTCCGAAGCTTTCAAGCTTGGATTGTCTAGGAATGATGTCCAGCCCATGATTTGCCCCTTATTTAACTAGAACGTCAAAATAAGATAGCAGCCCAATGCATAGGGCTAGACCAATGCCGATAGCGGTTAAAAGATCCGCTAGGTTTTCCTTGAATTCTTTCATATTGACACCTATTAAGTTGATCCGTCTTGTTGACGTGCATTTATAGTAGCATCAAAAAAGAAAAAAAACATAGGGACAAACCCTTAGATAACGATTGATTTTGTAGCCACAATTAGAAAAGGAAAAGAAGGGACAACCCAGCACTAGGGCTTCACTTCATATAAGGGATAGTAAAGGGGAACACATAGGGAACATAAGGGCAAGGGATAAGGGAAGCATTGATAGACCTAGATCAAAACCTAGTGAGAGAAACCTTTTACTCACCGATACATCTACACTCTATGCGCAAGTGAGACAAGATGCGAATACGAATCATTCTCATTTAGATCTAGGGTTTACCCTAAGCTGTACAGATAGACAGTACTGGATAGATAGACAGTAGGGTTTACCCTGATAAGGTTTCTACGTAAGGGTAGGGTTTACCGGTAAGGGTTTACCCCCCCTATCGATAAAAGGGTGGGGGCGGTGGTGGAGGGACACAATCACATATCGTTATACCTTTTTCAATTAAGACCCCCTACCCCTCCCCCAAAAACAAAAGACCCCTTCAAAAAATTTTTTTATAGTTTAGAATTTGTAGACATTAAATCAAGGAGAAGATATGGCAGGATTTCCTATGAGGAGAGCGTTGGAGAAGAAGATAGAGAGTCTGGGAGGGATAGAGTTCGTAACGGCTCATATCTCTCAAGGAATGACGATTGGACGCTTGGCTGAGTTCATAGAGTGTTCTAGACCTATGTTGTCTTTCTGGATAAACCATACTGATGAGCGTAGAGATGCGGTCCTGAAGGCTAGAAAGTTAAAGGCTGAGAAACTGGCTGAAGAGGCTTTAGAGATTGCGGATGAGGCAGATGAGACATCTAACAGTGGTGTGAACAAAGCAAGACTCCAGGTTGATACGAGAAAGTGGATGGCATCTAAGTTGGATCCTGAGAACTATGGAGACACTGCTAAGACCCAAGTGAATATCTCTTTGGGAGACCTCCACCTACAAGCTTTAAAGCACATGGGTAAGGTAGAGCCCATAACATTGGAAAACAATGAATAATCCTTTTATCCAGTTCATCACCCTTTACAGGGCTGATCCTGTTCTTTTTGTCAAAGAAGTACTTGGAGTAGAGCCTGATGAGTGGCAGCAAGACTTCTTGAACGCTGTAGCTTCTGGTGAGCGAAAGATCTCAATTCGTTCTGGTCACGGGGTTGGTAAGTCAACAACTGCTAGTTGGGCGATGTTGTGGTTCTTGTTGACCAGGTATCCCGTTAAAGTAGTGGTGACTGCCCCTACTTCTGCACAACTTTATGATGCTTTGTTTGCTGAACTGAAGAGATGGGTGAAAGAACTACCCCAACCTATCCAAGAGCTTCTTGATGTCAAACAAGAGAGGATTGAGCTAAAAGCTTCCGCTACTGAGGCATTCATCTCTGCCAGAACATCTAGAGCAGAACAGCCAGAGGCTCTACAAGGCGTTCACTCTGATAACGTTATGTTGGTGGCAGACGAGGCTTCTGGCGTTCCTGAAGCGGTTTTTGAGGCTGCCGCTGGTTCTATGTCAGGACACAACGCTTTGACCATCCTGCTTGGTAATCCTGTTCGGTCTTCTGGCTTCTTTTTTGACACACATAATAGACTGAAAGACGAGTGGTGGACCAGACGAGTCTCTTGTATTGACTCTACCCGTGTCAGTAAAGAGTATGTAGAAGACATGAAATCTCGCTATGGCGAGGAATCTAATGCTTTCAGGATCCGTGTTCTTGGAGAATTCCCCCGTAGTGATGATGACACTATTATTCCTATGGAACTGCTTGAATCTGCCAAACATCGAGATACCAGAGCCTACGAAGATGCCCCTATTATTTGGGGACTGGATGTGGCTCGTTTTGGTTCCGACTCGTCAGTTTTGTGTAAGCGTCAATCCAATGTAGTCCATACCCTAGAGCGGTGGAGGAATCTGGATTTAATGCAATTAACAGGTGCTGTAGTGGCTCAGTATGAGGCTTGTGACCATAAGAATAGACCTGCAGAGATCTTGGTTGACTCAATTGGTCTGGGAGCAGGTGTTGTTGACCGACTAAGAGAATTAAAGCTTCCTGCCCGTGGGATTAATGTCTCTGAGAGTCCTGCAATGGGCGGTACTTATTTGAACCTGAGAGCAGAACTATGGCACAAAGCCAAGGCTTGGTTGGAGAAAAGAGACTGTAAGATCCCTGCTAATGAGGATTTAATTGCAGAACTGGCGACTGTCAGGTATACATTTACCTCTAATGGCAAGATTAAGATTGAGTCTAAAGATGATATTCGTAGGAGAGGATTAAAGTCTCCTGACATGGCTGATGCTTTTGTATTGACATTTGCCTCAGATGCCGCCACCATTTCATGGGGATCAAACAATTCTTGGGGTAAACCGATTAAAAGGTTAATCCGAGGACTTGTTTGATGCCGTTGCCTTTGGAGCTACCTAATAAGTAGCTCTTTTTTTGTTTAACACAATATGGTACTATTGAGCAACCTTTCTGGAGATTTCTATGAAAATGGACAATGCTGCTAAAAAAATTGGCAAGGTAATGGGTGAATTCAAAGACAAGAAGCTCAAGTCTTCTTCTGGTCAAAAGGTTAAATCCCGTGACCAAGCTGTTGCAATTGCAATGTCTGAAGCCAATATGCCAAAGCGTGGTCAGCGCACTGCTACCAATAGGAGCAAGAAGTGAAAGGCTTATACGCAAACATCCATGCCAAGCAAGAGCGTATAAAAGCTGGCTCCAAGGAAAAGATGCGTAAACCTGGCACTAAGGGCGCTCCTACTGATAAAGCTTTTAAACAAGCGGCTAAGACTGCTAAAAAGAAATGATTAAGCGTGGTTCTGAGCAATTTTCTGGTTACAACAAACCAAAGAAAACTCCCAACCACCCAAAGAAAAGCCATGCAGTATTGGCTAAATCTGGTGACGAGGTGAAGTTAATTCGCTTTGGTCAACAAGGTGTTTCTGGTAGTCCTGATGGATCTAAGAGAAACGAAGCATTCAAAGCCCGTCATGCTCAGAATATTGCCAAAGGCAAGATGAGTGCCGCATACTGGGCTAACAAAGTAAAGTGGTAATTATGAAATGCCCTATCGCAACCTATGACATTGAAGCTAACTTGAAAGCTCGTAATTGGGCTATCAAGAATGTTGACTATGGTCCTGCTAATCCTGAAGAGGAAAACGAAGAGTACTGGCAGAACCTTGCTGATATGTGGTCAGTATCTATTGATGATGTTCAAGAGATGCGTTGCGGTAACTGCGCTGCCTTTATCCAAACCCCTGAGATGTTAGACTGCATCCTAAAAGGCATTGATGAAGAGACTGATGGCTATGCCAAAGATGTCCAAGGTGCGGCTAATCTGGGTTATTGCGAGTTGTTTGACTTTAAATGTGCAGGTGAGCGTACCTGTTCAGCATGGTTATCTGGTGGACCTATCACCAAGAAAATGACCAAGAATCAGCAGAATATGTTGATGATGGCTAAAACAGAATACGAAATGGATGAGGACGAATAATGGAAGCCTTACTTGCCGCATTTTTAGAGTCTATTGGACAGACAGCCGCAGAAACAGGAGTGTCTGAGGCAGTAGCAGGTGGTGGTGTAGCGCCAGCATCTTTGGGTGCTGAGTTTGGCAACTATATGGGTAATATGGTTAACCAACAAATTGCCCCAACAATGAATGCCTATAAAGGTATGACAGATCCAAACGCCACAATGGGCGACATGGTCAAATCAGGTTTCCAATATTCCTTTAACCCAAAAGAAGATGAGCAAGCTCTCAACCTTCCACAAAATCGTATATCTGGTGGCATGGCTAACAATTATGTTGGTGGCATCCCTTCTTTACTACAGAATACTAACTCTGGAATCCTCCCTTATATCGGCTCACGATAAGGAAATAATATGTACGAAAACCCAATGTTGATGGCTGAAACCTTGCAAGGTCAGATGCAAGATGAAGAGGTAATGTCTGAAGAACAACTTCAAGGTGTTATTTCTGCCGAAATTAACGATGCAATATCCTTCATTGATGATGACATTGGTGGCAATCGTGCATTAGCGACTGAGTACTACTATGGTGACCCCTTTGGTGACGAGGAAGAAGGTCGCTCACAAGTAGTCTCAATGGATGTCCGAGATACAGTACAGGGCATTTTGCCAAGCCTGATGCGTATTTTCTTTGGTCCAGAGCGTGTGGTTGAGTTTGCCCCGCAAGGACCTGAAGATGTTGCCAATGCTGAACAAGCTACAGACTATTGCGACTTCATCTTTAAGCGTGATAATCCTGGCTTTAAGATCCTCCACTCAGCATTTAAAGATGCTTTGGTTCGCAAGTGCGGTATTGTGAAATACTGGTGGGATGAGTCTGTTGAAGTTCGTGCAGAGTCATTCTCTATGCTTGATGAACAAAGCATGATGATGTTGACCAGTGATCCCAATGTAGAGATCTCTGCAGTGCGTGAATACCCAGTGCCTGGTACTGAGCCAATGAATGAAGCTCAAGGCATTATGACTCCACCACCCATGATGTACGATGTGGAGATCAAGCGCAGAATTAAGTCTGGCAAGGTGAAGATTGAGGCTTTGCCACCAGAAGAGTTCTTGATTGACCGCAGAGCAAAATCCATTGAGGATGCTACTTTTGTTGGTCACAGAACCATGAAGACTGTTTCCGACTTGGTTGCTATGGGCTATGACTATGATGAAATGGTTGAAGCCGCAGGTAATGGCAATGACTTTGACAACAACCAAGAGTACACAGCTCGTAATCCATTTGCAGTAATCAGTACTGCCAACAATGGTGACCCAACTAGCAAGAGTGTTTTGTACATTGAGGGCTACTTAAAGGTAGACTTTGATGGCGATGGCATTGCTGAAATGCGTAGGATCTGCACTATTGGCACTGGCAACAAAGTTGTTCGCAACGAGATTGTTGATGACCGCCAGTTTGCTGATTTCTGCCCAGATCCAGAGCCACACACATTCTTTGGTATGTGCCCTGCCGATGTCGTTATGGACATCCAGAGAATCAAGTCCAATGTTCAGCGTGGCATTTTGGACTCCTTGGCACAATCTATCCACCCCCGTACAGCGATTGTTGAGGGGCAAGCTAACATGGAAGATGTACTGAACACCGAAGTTGGTGCAGTTATTCGCATGAGAGCGCCAGGCATGGTTCAGCCATTTACCACTCCATTTGTTGGTCAAGCCGCATTCCCAATGCTTGACTACTTGGATGACATTAAACAGACCCGTACAGGCATTTCTAAAGCTGCCGCAGGATTAGATGCAGATGCTCTACAAAGCACCACCAAAGCCGCTGTATCAGCCACTGTCAATGCCGCTCATCAGCACATTGAGATGATTGCTCGTATCTTTGCTGAAACTGGTTTGCGTAAGCTATTTACTGGCATCTTGAAGTTGGTCGTTGAGAACCAAGATCGTGAGCGCATGGTGCGTTTGCGTAATACATTCGTTCCTGTTGACCCAAGATCATGGGATGCCAAGATGGATGTAGTGGTTAATGTTGGTGTTGGTGATGGCACTATTGAGGACAGAATTAATATTCTTAATCAAGTTGCTGCTAGACAAGAAATGATTATTGAGAAAACAGGCGCTAATAATCCTGTTGTATCTATACCACAGTACACCAATACATTAACTAAGCTTTTGCAATTGGCAGGAATTAAAGATTCGGCTAATTACTTTAATCAATTACCAGTTGATTTCCAACTACCAGAACCACCTGCTCCGAAGCCAACTCCAGAGGAGATATTGGCTCAAGTACAGGCTCAAGCTATTCAAGCGGATATTCAAAAGAAAGCCGCTGAATTGCAGTTGGATCGTGAAAAAGCATTAATGGCTGATGATCGTGAAAGAGATCGTATTGAACAAGATGGTATTTTGCGTAGATATGAGCTAGAATTGAAATATGGTGTACAAATTCAAAGTGCGGAGATTAATGCCGCAATGAATAAAGACCGAGAGTTAATCCGTCAACAAGCTGCAATGAGTCAAGTGCCTCAACAGCCCCAACCTATGATGTGATATGGATGAATTAGAAATTAACCTCGCAAGAGGTGACAGAGCGAAGTTACTTCTAGAAGATGAACTCTTAAATGAGTTAATCAAAAAAATAGAAGATGACTGTTATAGAGAGATTCGGAATTCCACAATGATGGAAGGTCCAGTACGAGAACAAGCGTATATGCTCTTGAAGACAGTAGATCTATTGAGAACAAAACTCCGCTCTGTTATGGACACAGGTAAGATGGCAGAAGTTGTTCTTACACGCCAGCGTGGTCGCCCACCAAAGGCAAAATGATTGTTCAACTAAGAGGTAAATATGTCCGATAACGCACAAGCAGTCGGTTCGATTACAGTAAACCAAGCAGCGCAAAGCTTTGCTACTATGCTAGACAGCCAAGAGGGTGTTGACACTGGTGCAGAGGCGCAACCAGAGGAGGAGCAATCCGAATCTGAGTCTGAGGAAATGGAATCTGCGGAGCCGCAAGATGAAGCAGAGGAATTTTCTGAGGAAGTAGAGGCTACCGAGGAGGAATCCGAGGAAGAAGCTCCTAGGGACGAGAAGTTTGTTGTCAAAGTTGATGGCAAAGAAATCGAAGTTCCAAAGGAAGAACTGATCCGAGGTTACCAACGAGAAGCTGACTACACACGGAAAACGCAGAAACTAGCAGAAGAGCGCAAATTTGTGGAGTCTGAGTTTCAGCAAGTACGTGCAGAGCGTGAAACATACGCTCAGATATTAGGACAATTACAGCAAAAACTGCAAGAGTTTGAGCCGCAAGAGCCTGATTGGAATCGTTTAGAAGTTGAAGACCCAACTGAATATGCCCGTCAATGGACATCACATCAGCGTAGGCAGCAACAGAAATACGCAGTTCAAGCAGAGCAGATGCGACTTAATCAATTGCGAGAAGCTGAAGCACAAAAGCAGATCAATACTGTTTTGGCACAGGAAACTGCAATTTTGAAGGAGAAAATTCCAGAGTGGAGTTCTCCAGAGAAAGCCAAAGCTGAAGGAAAAGCTTTATTGGAGTACGGACAGAGATTGGGCTTTTCGGAGCAGGAACTGAACGGAATTACAGATTCAAGGGCATTGCTGGCGCTTCACAAAGCGTGGAAGTATGACCAGATGATGAGTAAGCGTCCAGAATTCCAAGCGAAGATTAAAAAAGCGCCAAAGATGGCAACTCCAGGTTCAGCAGGTAGCGTGAGTTCTAAGTCGGGTGAATTAAATAACGCAAAAAAGCGTCTTGCACAATCAGGAAGCGTCAGAGATGCCGCATCCCTTTTCGAGAAATTTATTTAAGGAATTATCATGGCTGCAGTAACCAATACCTATACACGATATGATGCCAAAGGCATTCGTGAGGACCTTTCAAATGTCATTTATCAGATCTCTCCAGAAGAGACTCCATTTCTGAGCAATGTTGGTCGTGAGAACGTCTCCAACACTTTCTTTGAATGGCAAACGGATGACCTCGCTTCTGCCGTTACAACTAACGCACAGATTGAGGGCGATGACATCACTTCTTTCACCGCTGTTACTCCTACAGTTCGTTTGGGCAACTACACCCAGATCAGCCGCAAGGATGTAATCATTGCTGGTACTTTGGAAGCAGTTGACAAGGCAGGCAGACGCTCGGAATTGAGCTACCAAATGGCTAAAAAATCTGCTGAGCTAAAGCGTGACATGGAGACAACTTGCTTGGCAAACCAAGGTGCTGCCGCAGGTGACACATCTACCGCTCGTAAAACTGGCGCTTTGTTGGCTTTCTTGAAGACCAACACAAACGAAGGCACTGGTGGTGGCGATCCTTCTTACACAACAATCCCAACTGATGACCGCACAGACGCTACTGCTGGCGACTTGCGTTCTTTCAGCGAAGCATTGTTGAAAGATGTGATTCAGAAGGTCTGGACACAAGGTGGTTCACCATCTATCGTTATGGCTGGTCCTGTTAACAAGCAGAACTTGTCTAAGATGGCTGGTATCGCATCACAGCGTTTCAACGCTACTGGTGCAAAGCCTTCTACCATCATTGCGGCAGCAGATATTTACGTTTCCGACTTCGGCAATGTGAGCATCGTTCCCAACCGCTTCCAGCGTGAGCGTGATGTGTTTGTGCTTGATCCAGAATACGCAAGCGTTGCTTACCTCCGTCCTTTCCAGACAGTGGAATTGGCGAAGACAGGCGATGCCGAGAAGCGTATGCTGTTGGTTGAGTGGGGCTTGAAGATCAAGAACGAGAAGGCTCATGGCGCTGTCTATGACCTGAACTCAACAATTCAGAGCTAATCTGAAATCTAAGGGGTGGGCTAATAACCCACCCTTTTTTTATATGACTACAAAATTATTTGATTTTGATCCCATAATGGGAACCAAGAAACTTTGGCATTACGATGCTGAAAAAGATCAAGCGACTATTGAGACAGTCATTGATGCTACACAAGTAGTAGCAGACAACAGAGAAAGATTTAATTCTTTTGATGAACGAGCAAGTTGGAAAGGCGATATGCATCATGTTGCTTCAATTCCAATGGCTTTGTTTTATCAAATGAAAGCCGAAGGAAAACTTGATGACCAAGCTTACATGAAGCGTTGGCTCAATGACCCTGATAATCGTGCGTTCCGCACAAGACCTGGAGAAGTTTAATGGATAGTAAGACCATTGGAATTTTGATTCCAACACGGGACTTTGTTAATTCTGGATTTTCTTATGACCTTGCTAGACTAGTAGGGTATACAGTAGGCACTACACCTCACAAAGTAGTTCTGTACACTAGTTCTGGCACTTTGTTGTCAGCACAGCGTCAGGATCTAGCTAAATCTGCTATTGAGGCAGGTTGTTCGCATACATTATGGCTAGATAGCGACATGAGATTCCCAAAAGACACAATTGTTCGTCTTTTGAAGCATGACATTGGTATTGTTTGTGCAAACTATGCCAAACGAAGATTTCCTACAGAACCTATTGCTGTGCGAAAAAATACCACTGATGAGGATGCAAAAACTATTCAGAGGGTATATACTGAAGACCATTCAACTGGATTGGTTGATGTAGATTACTGCGGCATGGGGGTAATGCTCGTAAAAGCCGAAGTCTACAAATCAATGGAATATCCTTGGTTTGCTATCCCTTGGGTTCCAAATGCACAAGACTATATGGGCGAAGATGTCTGGTTTTGTCGCAGAGCCGCTGAAAATGGCACTAAAACATATATTGACCAAGATCTTTCAAAAGAAGTACATCATATTGGTTCTTTTGAGTTCAAACATGAGCATACACTAATGTGTAGGGACGTAGAAAATGGCACTTGACACTTATGCAGGGCTAAAGACAACAATAGCAGATTATCTGAACAGGGATGATCTGACTTCTATTATCCCAAGCTTTATCACCTTGGCAGAAGCCAAATTTAATCGTAAGTTGCGTACTCGCCAGATGGTTAAAAGGGCTACTGCAAGCATTGATACTCAGTACTTTGCTTATCCTGCAGATTGGTTGCAAGCCAAAGAGTTCCAGTTAAACACCAATCCCATTGTCAGACTTGAGTTTGTAACTGAAGCATATGGGGATGAATTGAAGGCTAATTCGTACATTGCTTCTGGTAAACCAGCTTATTACACGATAACTGGCACTCAGATTGAAGTAATTCCATCACCAGACACAACATATACTGGTGAACTCACATATTATGCTAAGATTACTGCGCTGAGTGATTCAAACACAAGCAACTGGCTATTGGCATACGCCCCAGACTTGTACTTGTATGGTGCTTTATTAGAGGCAACTCCATCGTCGTCCTCTTCAGCACAAAGATTGAATAGAGCAATCAAGTTGTAACGAATAGCATATGTAGAAGCAGAACCCAGATTTTGCATGTAATTCATTTTGTTACTTAGCTCTACATCTAGCTTAATTTTAGTAGCGATATACTCTCCGCTTACGTGATAGACATAAGAAGTAAGCTCCATTTTATCAATGTCTCGATCATGAATGACAGTAAGACCAGCTTCTAAGAGATGCCCTTCGATTTTGTCTAAGATCTCATCAATCGTTGCATATTTATAGCCGTAGCCCGATTTATTTTTATTGATCGTGCCAAATTTTTGCTTTGCTGAAACAAGTGCTGGGATTAGATTTGTTATAGACTCAGACTTTATCATAGTTACCTCAATTCTTTGGTTTTATGTGACTTGAGTATACAAAAACACAAATTAAATTAAAACAGGAAAATGGAAGATTACGATTTTTCAAAAGAAATTGCTTTAAGAACTGCTGAGAAAAAAATAGGTCTGAAGAAAAAAAATATCTCTAGAGTTTGCGAAAAATTGAGAAGAGATACTGAGCTTTTTGAAGACTATTTGAAAAAATACGCCATCTACACACCCCAACAAAATTTAGTTGAGATGCGTAAAATTCTAGTAGCGTTACAAAAAAAGCTCTTCGTTTTACAACTTGGGATTAAAGAGTTTCAAGAAGCAAGGTACGAAATCAAAAAGGTGTCTGAGTGGTAGAAGAACAAAAGCAAGAGATGATTGAAAAGATTCAAGATGTGATCAAGAAGTATCGAGAAGAGGGTTTTCTTGCGATTGAGAAGCTTAGAAAAGTAAATGTAGACAAATGGGTTAAGAAGATACCCAAGAGCGATGTAGACGCTTTAAGACTTGCTTTAAGAGAAGCTAGAACGCAAGTTACTACGGCAAGAAAATTAGTAGATGCTGTTTTAGAATCTTTTGATGTATTTGAAGCAGTTTTTAATGAGACAGTTAGAAAAAATTTAAGAACCCCGTTTAGCAATCAGCCAGCAAAAAGCCAGCCCTCAGCAAACAGCCCCTCAGCAGAAATAGAGTTTTCGAACCGAGGGAGACCTATGCGATTTAGCAAATCTACAGTTCAGCCAACAAATCTTGAAGTAAACTAATCGCTTGTGTTTCGGTGAGTTGATATACGAAAGTCAGCCCTTGAATAATGCGTTTAAGATCACGCTTTGTTTCATCTAAGATGAGCTCTTTTTCTT